GGATGTCCTGGGGCGTCCGACTTATGGCGAGGTGGGCCGGCAATGGGTGTTTGACTTCGTTGCTGCAATCTTCGGCGCATATGACGCGGATACCGGAAAGCAACTGATCAGAGAGTATTACCTACTGATCAGCAAAAAGAATACCAAATCAACTATCGCAGCAGGGATCATGCTGACGGCGGTCATTCTTTGCTGGCGAGAAGAGGAAGAACATTTAATCCTTGCCCCGACTAAGGAGGTCGCTGATAACAGCTTCAAGCCAGCCGCCGGGATGATTCGGGCCGATGAAGAATTGTCTGCACTGTTTCAAATTCAGGATCATATCCGCACGATCACGCACCGCATCACGCGGGCGTCGTTAAAGGAGGATGCTGATGACACCGATACGGTATCAGGCAACAAGTCAGGCGGCAGCCTGGTTGATGAGCATTGGCTATTCGGCAAGAAAGCAAACCCCGAAAGCATGTTTATGGAAGCCACCGGCGGGCAGGTATCACGCGAGGAAGGGTGGGTAATTTTTCTAACCACTCAAAGCGATGAGCCGCCATCCGGGGTATTCAAGGACAAGCTTGATTATTACCGCAATGTCCGTGATGGGAAGATTGTAGATAACAAATCGCTCGGGATTCTGTATGAATTCCCGGAATCCGTTATCAAGGAAAAGGGTTATCTCAACCCGGCCAATTTCTACATCACAAACCCGAATATCGGGCGCTCTGTCAGTGCGGAATGGCTTGAAGACAAGCTAAAGAAGGACAAGGAAAAGGTCGACGGCGCTTTTCAGCAATTCCTCGCCAAGCATCTCAACGTTGAAATCGGGCTGAATTTACGCTCTGACCGTTGGGCAGGGGCTGATTTCTGGGAAGCGCAATCGCGTTCCGTGGTTGATCTTGACTACCTGCTAGCAAATAGCGAAGTGATAACTATCGGAATTGACGGTGGTGGTCTCGATGACATGCTCGGATTTGCCGCCATTGGCCGCGAGAGTGAAACAGGCCGATGGATTCTGTGCAATCACGCCTGGCTGCATCCGGTCGCACTTGAGCGGCGCAAACAAGAGATGGCGCGCTACAAGGATTTCGAGAATGACGGCAATCTAAACATCATCGAAGCGTTGCCTGATGACGTTTCAGAGGTTGCCGAAATGGTTAAGCGTATCTACGACACCGGCTTACTTGCTGGCGTCGGGCTTGACCCAGAAAAGACGCACAAGGTCATGTTTCAGGCGCTTGTCGATATTGGCGTAGATGAAAAAATCATCATGGGCGTGTCGCAAGGCTGGAAGCTAATCGGCTCGATCATCATGGCCGAGCGAAAGCTAGCCGAAAAGAAAATGATTCACGGCGGGACTCGGCTAATGAATTGGTGCGTCGGAAATGCGCGCATTGAGCCGAGAGGAAACGCGGCGCTGATTACCAAGCAGGCAAGCGGAAACGCCAAGATTGACCCGCTGATGGCGACTTTTAACGCCGTTTCATTGATGGCGCTGAATCCAGAAACAAACAATATTACCCAAGGATTTGTCTCGTTATGACTTTTTTCTCCAAGATTGCCGAAAAACTAGGTTTCGGCAAGGGAGAAATGCGCCCGCAAAATGTGACCTACTCAGATGCTGTGATGGAGTCTTTCGGGGTAGGTGGTCAGCACGCAGGAATGGCGGTGAATGCCACCACGGCAATGCGCGTATCTGCCGTTGCGGCTTGCGTAGCCAAAATATCAGGTGCAATAATTTCAATGCCGCTCCACGTCTATCGCTTGAATGGTGGTGACGTGCCTGATCGCTTGCCGCGTGACCCGCTGTGGTATTTGCTCAATGAGCAACCAAGCCCACAATTCACCGCATCCAGCATGTGGGAAGGTGTCAGCATGGCGCAACTGTTGCGCGGCGATGCTTATGTACTTATTCGGCGCAGCATGAATGGCAACGTGAAAGAGTTGCTGCCGTTACCGTGGGGCTGTGTTAGCCCTATGCGAACCCCAGACAAAGGCGTGCGCTATTACGTCAATCTGCCGTCACACGGCATTAGTACGTGGTTTGACCCGTCAGATATTCTGCACTTTCCTGGACTTGGGTTTGACGACGCCACCATGCGCTCAATGTCGGTTATCCAGTACGGCGCACGCTCGGCAATCGGCAACGCTCTGGCGATGGATGAATACAGCGGTCAATTTTTCGCAGAAGGTGCGCATCCGTCAATCATCCTGAATGCCGCCGGGAAAATGTCTCCCGACCAGATCACGCAAATGCAAAACGCCTTCCGTGCCAAGTATTCCGGCATGGACAACGCCCACAAGATGCCGCTGGTGCTGACGGAAGGCGTGACCGCCAAGGAAATCAGCCTCTCGGCTGAGGACGCTCAACTGCTTGAAGCCCGTAAATTCCAAGTGCTTGATGTTGCGCGGGCGTTCGGTGTCCCCGGTTTCATGATTAACGAATCTACCGGATCAACTTCTTGGGGTTCCGGTATCGAATCAATGGGACGCGGCTTTGTGCAATACACATTGCAGCCGTGGCTACGCAAGATTGAACAAGAGATTAACCGCAAATTGTTCCCGCGAGACACAGGGCGATTCGTTGAGTTTTACCGTGATGCACTGATTGAAGGCGACTCCAAGGCGCAGGGAGATTACTTCCGGCTTGCCTTGGGTGGTCCCGGTAGTGGTGACGGTCACATGACTATAAACGAGGTTCGCAAGATCAAGCGCATGGCACCAATCGAAGGCGGCGATGAAGTATTCCGCGCCCCGAGAGATCAGCAGAAACAAGAAAGCGAAACGCCCAATGAATAAAATATTCCAGCTATTGCTTGATAACGCCAAGCGCGAAAAGCAATCAAGCGGCCTGATTAAAAACGAATCCGGCGCATCCATCTATATCTATGACGTTATCGACTCTTACTGGGGCGTGAGCGCCAAGAGCGTGATCGAAGCATTGGCCTCTGTGGGCGATGATTCAGACGTTGCAATCCGAATCAACAGCCCAGGCGGGGACGTTTTTGAGGGCAGAGCCATCATGGCCGCTATCAAGAATCACCAAGGCAAGACCACTTGCTACATTGACAGCCTTGCAGCCTCGGCGGCTACGTCTATCGCTCTTGCCTGTGATGAAGTAGTCATCGCAAAAGGCGCTTTTTTCATGATACATAATGCGTCAAGCGCAGTATGGGGCGACAAAAACGCCATGCGCGATACTGCCGACTTGCTGGAAAAAATCGAAGGGTCAATCGTTGATGACTACATCCACAAGACCGGCGCAAAGCACCAACAAATTGTCGATTGGATGAACGCTGAAACTTGGTTTTCTTCAGAAGAAGCCATCGCAAACGGCTTCTGTGATCGCCTTGCAGAAACCGCGAAAGCCAAAAACACATGGAACCTAGCCGCGTTTGCCAATGCCCCGCAAGCCCTGTTAGAGCCTGATCCCCCCGAACAAATTACCGAACAACCAGAACCCGCTCCGGCGGGTTTTTTTATGTCCGCAGCAAACGCCAACCGTTTGAAGCTGGCTCTGATTTAAGCGCTTCTCGCGCCTGAAACCGCCCGCGTCGGTCACGCGAACGAAAGCCATCCATCCGGGTGGCTTTTTTTATTGGAGCATTACATGAAACACAACATCCAAGTTTTGCGCGAGAAGGTAGCTAATCTCAGCGCTCAAGCCAATCACCTCTTGAACGAAAAAGGCGACCAGTCATGGTCTGCTGAAGATCAAGCCAAGTTTGACGGTTTCACGAACGAAATCGAACAGACCAAGAACCATATCAAGGCCATCGAAAAGCAACGCGAGCTTGATGCAGACGAATTTTTCAATTCGGCAGCTTCAAAGATCGTCAAGCCAGGCCAAGAAGACATGACCATTGATGCTTTGACCGCAATGGCTTTGTACATGCGTCATGGCAACAACGTATCTGCAGAACAGGCCGTTGCCATCCGCAATGCCATGTCGACCACGACCACGACCGAAGGCGGCTACACCGTCCCGGCTGAAATCGCCGCAATGGTTATCGACAAGCTCAAGGCATTTGGCGGCATGCGCGATGTGGCAAGCATTCTCACCACCTCTACCGGCGTAGCGATGAACTGGCCTACCTCTGACGGCACCGCCGATGTGGGCGCGATTGTTGGTCAAAACACGGCAGTTTCCGGCGCTGATATTACCTTTGGCACCATCGGCCTTAACCCGTTCTACTACACCTCCAACAAGATCGCATTGCCGCTTGAACTGATCCAAGACAGCGCGATTGACGTGGTGGCGTATGTAGTTGATCGCCTCGCTACCCGTATTGCTCGCATCCAGAATACGCACTTCACGACCGGCGCAGGCACTACCCTGCCGGATGGCGTGATTCCGAAATCTGCTACCGGCAAGACCGGCACCACAGGCCAGACCTTGACCGTCATCTATGACGACTTGATTGACCTGAAACACTCCGTCAATCGCGCCTACCGCAGCAACGCTCGCTACATGATGAATGACCTGTCGGTTGCCGTTGTGTCGAAGCTGAAGGACACCACAGGCCGCCCCATCTGGGTTCCGTCCGTCATTGCCGGCGCTCCAGATACCCTCTGTGGTTTCCCGGTTGCCATCAATGACGATGTCGCAGTCATGGCCGCGAATGCCAAGTCCATCGCATTCGGTGATTTCTCGAAATACACCATCCGCGACGTAGCGAATACGACCGTCATCAAGCGTTTTGATGACTCGGCATTCGCCCTGAGCAATCAAGTCGGCTTCTGCGGCTGGCAGCGTTCCGGCGGCAACCTGCTCGATACCGCAGCCGTCCGTTTGTACGTCAATTCTGCATCGTAATAGCAACAGCCTCCGCTTCGGCGGGGGCTTTTTCTGGAGCCAACATGGCAAAAGCAAAACAAGCCGGCGCTGAGTCGGTTGCAGAAAAAGCAGGCCGGGCGCTTGTCGATATTCCGGCGCAAGGATTGAAATCAGGCGATTACGCCACTTTGCCGGCAGAAGTTGCTGATGCGCTTGAGGGAATCGGCGCGTTTGATACGAAAGCAAAGGCGGAGATAGACGCGTAATGCCCGAAAAAGACCCGGCAAATTGGGCGATCGGTACATGGGTTCTTGCGCTGTCGATGGCAATTGGCGGCGGCCTGATCAACTGGTACGCCAGGATCAAGCGAGGTCATGCTCGAGTGTTTAATTTCGTTGAGCTGATTGGTGAGATATTCACCTCTGGATTCGTTGGGCTAGGCGTGTTCATGCTGCTCTCGTCATGGGATCAACCTGCCGGCCTATGTGCTGCGGCGGCTGGCGTATCGGGTCACATGGCAACGCGCCTCCTTTTTGCGGTAGAGCGCGCCATTGAGCGCCAACTCGACGCATTCACGGTGCCGCCAAAGAAATGAGGTCAAGCATGAGTCACTTCCTCCCCGCGTTCGA